GTCGTTAAGCCCTCAATGAATTGCACCCACCTTCATCCATTATGCCTACGCATGCCGGTGTGTAGAAGGTGAGCTAGATATTCTGCTTCGGCGCGAGCGACACCTCCGGAATCCTCGCAGTTCGAGGCTGTCCAGGAGGTGTGAGCAAGGCGCTGATAACGGCGAATTCAGACGATAGAAGTGCTGCAAAGTGCATGTGGACTATGTCTCTTAGAACCCAGTTGTCACGGATCTTTCCATAGGCGATGGTAGATGTAACTTCCAGAATTGTTGAGACCACGTCAGTGGCACATGATTTGATTATGTCCGGCACGGATGAGAACTCTGCTGCTGTCTCTAAATCACCAAAGGTTGGAATGTCAGATGCCAACCCATGAATGTGTGCAGCCTCTGCCTCGGTGAATCCTAAAAACTGCAGGATGTGGTTAACCCACACACTTGACTCAGCATCCTTCATGACGTCACGCACGATTTCCATCACAGATTCAGCGGCCAGATCTTTGCGAAACTTTCCAGGGCTAAACCGATCCACGTATGTCCGAACGGTGAAGGTTTCTCTCCCTCCGTGCACCCCGAACAATCCTGCGATCCATCGTAGGTCGCGAGGATATGACAAGAACGGATGCCAACGACGCTCAAACTTAATGGGTTCACGCTGACCGTACAGGTCCGTCAACATGAAGTACGGCTTATGACTAGTGGGAACGGTTAGAATCCACCGTTGTGACATTGAGAAGGTAACTCTGTGCCCACCAAGTCTAAATCCTGTATGGACTGAAGACTTTACCGTTGGAGGGTCCGGAGGCGTGTCCGTTGTCCGAAGGGCAATGAAACCGCCTTTCACGAGCCGGCGATTAAGGTGTTTCATGCGGAGATGCTTGTTTTTAATCACGTTCCCAATTCCTTTTGCACCTGCCCTCTCAGTTGACCTAAAGTAGCTGAGGGGGAGAAGACCGTACCGGTTGAGGACACGCTCGAACTGTGAACCAGGGGCGACTGGTAACCCGCGACCTGTCTCGAGTAGAAGGCTTGCGGTCTGCTCAATTATCTCACGCGTGTTGACGTTAGTCTCAATGATACCACCGACATGTGTCTCGATTACCTCCGCTGC